TGGTCAGACCAACGCACTAATAACGGATCCATGGTGTGCGTATCATCTAAATATGCTGTGGTGCCAAAACAAAATACAAATCGGCTAACGTCTGATACTAGTACCCTGTTAGCTTTAGCAGGTACATCATTTTTAAAAGTTAACGCAGTTGTGTCAGATATGTTAGTGGTATTATCAGTTACCAAAGCTGTCTGGCTAGTTACTGTAACTACGCGAATAACACTAGACTCACCTGTGCCACCTACAATCATACCAGCACGTATTAATGCGTTACTACCAGACCTAACTGATGGAGTATTTATAGCCAGTGTTGTAGTAGCGCCACCGCTGTTACCGTTCTTTGTAGCTGTTATGGTGTCTTTGTTATCTAAATCTACTGCTCTTGTTGTCAACGTGTTGTCACCAAACCAATAAAACAGCGGATTCCCCCGGGCACTTAATATTAAGTCTTGACCAAAATTAGCTTGGCTCCATATACGTATATCAGATGTTGTGGTAAGCCCAGTGCTATACACACCGCCACCCCATATACCACCACCCCAACCTTGTTGAGCAAGTTCTAGTTCATCGCCTGTATTTATTTGATATGTAGCAGTTATAGAGCTACCACCAGCAGGTGACGCTGCGGGACTACCGCCAGAAGCACTAGCTATAGTTATGGTGTAAGAATCTGTGTACGCAAACGTAAGTCCGTCGTCATTAGTTAGAGACTTAGTAGCGCTTATTTGTATTTTATTTTGACTAAAACTACCACCAGACACCGCCGTAACGTAAACACCAGAACCGACATTATTACCTGTCACAGTCATGCCTATTGCTATAGTACCAACTTGCCCATCTATATCTATTTCATTACTGCTTGACGTAGTGCCTTGTACATTTGCTGTAGCTTGTTGTGATGAGTTGTAAGATATTTGAAATTCTTTATTCTGTAAGTCCGCCGTTTCTACGCCATTTGTAGTAGTGACAGTGCCTGCAAAGGTAACAAAGTCACCATCTTTATATCCACCTGTGGTATCTATTACTCGCACAGTTGTAGATGTAGCAAATGTGATTAGTGGGTTGGCGGCTAAAGTAGCCGTTGCTTTACGTAGAGGTGTAATGTCATTGTATTCACCACCAGATTCTACATAAAATTTAAGGTGTGTACCTATACCAATATATAGTTTACTAGCTAACGTACGCCATGTATGAATAGAACGAGCTATACCTAAAAAAGTATTGTTAGAGAGACGTTGCCACCCACCTATCTTTTCCGGCAAACCCTTACGAAATCGTACCTTATCAGAGTCGTTCCAACCACCTTCAGTGCTGTAGCGAGTGCCTTCTTTGTTTACACCAGCTTTTAATTGTATCTTGCTTAGAGGCATATTTATTCCCCATCAGCAAGCATATTCGCAACACGTTGGCTACGTTGTCCCACTTGGCGGGCGTAGTTACTGTCTAATAATTCTGTACCTGCACGTTCATAGTCGCCAGCTTCTATAAAAGCTATAGTTTTCTTAAACTTTTTGAATGTAGCCATACCCATGTTAAACACAAGGTTAATCACAGCTTCTTTACGTAACGGGGTCAAAGCGGTAAACCAAGGGAACTCACGCGTGCATTCGCCCGCCACTCGTGCTATGTCATTAGCAAGAAGCATCATGGCCTCATCTTTGGTGATTCCGACTTCCTGTATATTTCTACCGACGCCAATGGTCAGCTTGTCGGCGCTGCAACGATAAGGCTTTAACTCAAGCCCTTCGTCTATAACTAATTGATCTTGTAGTCTTTTTAAATCTATCATCTTTCGTCTTTCCTTAATCATCTTTTTTATGGCTCGCACCGAAGTAGAATGATGAAATACCTGAAACTAAACCACCAAGATAGCCCAACACAAGACTAACGATAGTGTCACTGTTTGCATCGGGTGGTTGGATAGTAACGAGGAAAATATAGCCAAGGAAGCCACAAAGACTGAAAAGACCAAAAACACGAGGAGTCCAATCACCTTTGAAAGCCTTTCGAGCATCTTGTACATCAGCAGTCTCCAAGTTAAATATATCTACATCCATCTTCTTCATCTGTGCTTCAAAGTCAAGTTCTGCTTTTTTAATCTCAGCTAACTGCTCTGGAGTAGCTTGTTGCATAGCAGTAGATATTGATTTAGGGTCATTTTTGCACCCTAATACAGCACTAATTGCTTGGGCTGCCGTACCGCCTAGTGGCCCCGCTAATGCTGTGCCTAATGTAGGTGCGACTGCACCAACTATATTTTTAATTGCACCAAAATTCATAATTTACCCCAACGGTGATGATGCGGCGTCAAGACCCTTCCAAAGGTCATCAACTTCGCGTTTAAAATTTAGAACATCCTTTTCAAACTGTTTAATGGCATCAGCCATCTTTTTATATTCGTTTCTAACTTCAATCCAGTCTTTTTCCATAGCATTGACTTTAGCTGTTGAATTAGAGGCATCTGTCAAAACTTCCGTCTGACGGTCTTTTATGCTAAGTAGTAGTGTGTCCAGTTCCGCCAACTTACCTTGCAGATGCCCAAGATCATTATCCTCTATTTTCGTGCGAATGGAAGCTAATTCTATCTCTAATGGCTCAATCTTGCTTATTACTTGGACAGCTTCTTCAAAACTGACTTCTAATTGACCTATTCGGCTTACAAACTCACTAGCCCACCAAATACCACCACCAATAGTAGTAGCAAAAGAAAAGAGGATAGCTATGTAGATACCCTTAAATTTAGTGCCACCTACATCTAATTCAATATCCTCTAAACTCATAATCCACCTAAATTACCATTTTGGTTATTGTAGTTAGTCGTAGGGTTTTCATTTGTTACATCTATTACATCTTGCACTAATTGCACAGGGTCATACAATTTTGCATTTATATCATAACCGCTAGCCACAGAAGCCACTGTCTCACCTCTACCATAATCGTAAGCTGAGTACATGTCATTAACACTGACAGGGGGTGCGTCACCATAAAAGCCGTCATAGACCTCTGTGGTGGCTTGTGTCCAACCTATGTTTGCATCATTGTTAAAGAAAGCACCTTGTAATACTGTATCTGTAGCGTTGTCCCACGTGATTGTCATTTGATCTGACCAAGCATCATAGGCGACTGTGGAGTTAGTTATGTTTGACAACGTAGATATAGCATCATGGTTTATCATTCCGAGGATTGCTTGGTCTTGACTAGCCCAAAGCGACGCCGCAGCTGCTTGAGCTTTGTCTTCAATAACGTCAAGAGATTGGTTAAACTGTTGTACAGTTTCTTGATCAATTTGTACATCATTTGCTCTAATGTAATTTTGAAGATTGATACGTTCGTCTTCAGTTTGAGCACTAACAGCTTCAGTGTAAATTTGCTCTGCTTTACTAATTTCTGAAGCTGCGTCTGTAAAGAGGCCAATAGCTGCTTGCATTTCATCTTTATTTTCTTCATAAGAGTCCACCAATAAATGTTCTGCTGAATAATAGTTTGCGTTTACTGTATCTAGTATTGATTGATTGTAATATGCTACTTCTAATAAGTCTATCTTGTGACTATCGGTTCGACCTGCAACTGGAACAGTCAAACCCTCTACTGAGCTACTTGCATTTGGAACACCAATCTGCATTTCAACTACACTTGCTGTAGCATCACTAACTTGCGTATTGATATAGTTAGCCGTGTTAACAAGTTCCTGTATCTCTACAAACTCACCTGTGGGACGTAAGGGGTTAATGTTAGGGTCAATAAGAGAGCCAAATGTAACTGCTTGAGGGTAGTAAACACCTGCGTTAGTGTCACTGTTCGACTGTACGGAAACGCTCGCTAATAGACTTAGCATCAGAATCTTGCACAGCCTCTTTATATTTTCCATTACCGTTTTCTCCATTTATTCCTAATATTACATCAAAGTATTTTTTCCTTTTTTTGTAATTAGGTACAAATAAATCTGGTTTACGTTTCATTGTTAAGTAAGCGTTTTTACCTACAATGACCTTACCATTTACCACTAGAGGACATGGTGTTCCTGACAGTAACATAGACTCCCAAACATCATCTGCCTGACACATTCTAGTTATCGCAGCAATTTTCATGTTTAACGTAAAAAGCAACATGGCATCTTTACGTCTATTACAATCCTCATCTATTTGGTATCTACCTGCACTTATACCAACTTGTAGTGTAGATACACCGCCACTTAAACTCTTTAAGCAACTGTCATTACCCCCACTCATCAAACTAGGAGCAACTGCACTTGCTACTGGGATTTCACTAGCTGACCCAGCACCATTGTATTGATTAGTGTTTGTCACGGTTTCGTTGTTACTGTCTACTGTAGCTCCCTGTTGATTAGTGTTTAAATCACCAGTTTGCGAACTTGTGTTCCCACTGTCTGTATCCTGTGAGTAACTATACGAACTGAGCAAGCACCCCAGTAGCGACAATAATAGCGTATAAACCCCAAACTGTATTCTGCAAGAATTCAAATCGTTTTGATCCTTCATCTAGTTGTTTTTGGATATTATCCAGTTGCACGGTGCACACAGCCTCGTGTTTTTCTAACTTGGCAAGTAAATCCTTGGTAGTAACCCTAACAGGTGTATTTGGATTTCTTGGTCGTCCGCGTTTACGTTTTTCCATATTAATACCCTACAATAATTTCATTGTAACCACAATGTTATCATGTCCTTCCTGTAAACTACCAGATTCGGAACTAAACAAGTCATTTCTACCCATGTTGCTTACTAAAAAGCTGTGCATCGGTGTTCCGTGTATGACATGACCTTTTATATACTTTATACCCCTTTTTGACAATTCTTCATGTGCTGATTTAGCAGATAATATGAACACTTTGTTGTTATCTACTATGACATTCTTACAGTGCCATACATCGTTTGTCACTATACCTGTGGTGTATCCAGCTATGGTGCCATCACTATCTCTTATCATTTCAGCGGTTAATTGTGTATCTGCGTTTTGTGTAAACGAACTTAATACCGCTTTGTAGTTAGATTTAGCATTGTTTTCTAACACTTTTTTATTACTGTCATACAAGTGTTTTAATATGTTTAAGTGTACGTCGTGTGTTTCTATTACTTTACAAGTTATCATGGCGTCACTATGGTTAGTTCAAATTCAGCGCCTTCTGTAGTGCCCAGTATTTGACTATTAGGCCCCCCTTCCCATAGTGCATAGTAGGCGGGGCGACTAAAGTTCATACTGCTCATACTTAATGTACCCAAACTAGTAGTTATAGAAGTTATAGATGTCGCAGACACCATACTAAAATCAGCCCCTTCATCTGATCTTTTAATAGCTAATGTGTTGTAAAGGTTTGCGTTACCACTCATATTATTAAATTTAAATATTTCAAAGTTAACACCGCCTATAACTATCGTGCCTCCTGCTAAATCACCATAACCTAATCTGTCATCTGCATCATCTGCAATTATTGTACTTGCATTGGGGGCATTTCTTTCAAAACCAAATATATTTGATGTTTTTATGGTAGCAAAACCAACTGTAAGTATGGGGTTAGTTGATACACTACCTGTACCTGCACCTGATGCTGCTATTACGCCAGAAGACATTATTGACTAATTCCTGATCCGAATATTGCAAACTCGTGGTTAGCTACAACGACCAACTCAGCCACACCACCTTTAGCTATAGATGTATTAGCTCCTGCACTACCTGTATAGGTGCTACCTGTGGCTATCTTTATAGTGTTGTCAGAACTTGCTGGGTCTAACGTTATAATTTTTTGTGAAGCATTGACTATTACCCAAGTATCTCCTACTAATACATGAGGATCTATACCAGTATCTGTAGCATCAGGTATATCAAACGTTGCGTTGCTACTACCAGTAAATATAATTCGTTTTCCTCTGTAAGTTTTAAAAGTAGAAGCATTTATAGCTCCTGTCACCACCGCTGAACCTGCTAAAGCTGGAGACGCTGATATACTAGCTCCTGTTACAGCACCTGTAACATCTAACGTACCTGCAATAGCGGTATCACCATCTGAGACAGCTATAGTAAATTTATTTACACCAAGGGCGAAATTACCATTTACTACGTTTAATGCGCCGCTCATAGTAGTAGCGCCATCAACAGTTAGAGTACCACCAATACCTAAGTTACCCGCCACTTCATTTATTGCTTCTTCTACATTTGTACCATCACAGTGTAAAAGCATAGTTTTGCCTGCGGGTACAGCTACGCCTGACTGACCGCTTACTTTTACTGTAAGTATTTGAGCAGTAGAGTTTTTAAATATGTATATTTTTTGTTTTCCGGGAACTACTATATCTCTACCAGCAGTAAGATTGGTGCTAGTATCCGTTATCTCTACCATGGCAGCTCTAGCTTGAGATGTAGAACCATCAGCTGTAGTTAACGTATAATTAGCATCAGATGCCATGTTGTGTACAGCAAGCCCTGCTATGGCTTCTTCTACCATATCAGTTACTTGTGTATTAAGAGTAGTACCCCAAGTACCTGATAATTCACCTAAAGCTGGTTTTGCTAATCCTAATCTAGTCGTATATGCCGTCGCCATTATTCAATCCTTATAAGTGCTGTGGTCGCGCTCGCAGCAGGGAACGTGACTTGAAATGTACTATTACTTGATGTTTTGTCTGAACCAAAATCTAATACCGCTATAGAAGCATTTGAATTAGAAGTATTATATACTAATGCGCCACGCGCCGTTATTGTAGAACTTGCCCATGTGGTATCTGCAAAATCAACAAAAGCTACGTTATCTGAAACGGTCACAGAAGCCCCACTCAACGTGTTACCACCTGCTGTATATCCCGTGCCTGATACTTCATTAGTTGTGCTGTATGCAGTAGTTGACGCGTCTAGTGTTGCATCACTAGTAAACAAAGCTATTTTAAATGTATCTGTATCAAAGTGAACATCTCCTGTTAGAAGATCCTCTTTACACGTGTCTGTCATTGTTTGTGTAATAGCCATTATCCAACTAACCCTCTTGATCTATAATGGTCAGTATACTGACTGTTGTCATTCTTTTCTTTAAATAGCTGTAATGACATAGCATACATTTGTTGGTAGTTCGCTTGAATATCTTGTTCTGCTTTCATAAAACGTGCTGCTTCGACTAACGCCGCGTTTAAAAGAAGACTAGACGCGTTGTCACCTAACCAAGACGTGGTTCCTGTAACTATAGACGTAGGGTACGCTGCATAAATATGTACTAACGCATAGTCTTGATCGGGTATGGGAGCAAAAGCTAAAGTATCTTGATTGTACTGTGCATAGTATTTTGGCTGCCCTCTTTTTGCTTCAGTGGTAGTATCAGGGTAAGCCTCTTGTAAGAAATTGTTATCTTTAGCTATAAGGTGTGATACTACACCAGCAGTGGTTTTTACAGCGATACTAACAGTACGTAGATAATCACTTGGCATAGCTAAAGTAGCTTCACCTGTGTTTAGGCTTGCACTAGCCTCTGCGGCATCTAATTTACGAAGTGCTGGTATTTCTATTGTGGTAAGTATTGTTTCTTCGGCTTGCTGTATAAATAGGTTAAGTTGTGCGTCTGTAAACGTGTTTTCAGTAATATCTTCTATGTTAGTTTTTAATTCTGTATAATTCATGTTGTCACCGTAACCGTACCTATTTTACTGTTACCTACCAAAGTGTTAGGTATTAGTATGTTATCACCACCTCCTACAGGATTATACCCATACTGAGTTAATCTACTGCTAGTTTTACCACTTACACCTAGACTTCTATCTGGGCGTGGGTTACGCACTGCTTGTGGGTCTTTTACTAATACTTCACCTAATTTGTTTTGTGGATGGTCTGGGTCGTAACATTCAGGACAAACTTTTAGGTTGGTTTCTCGACCTCTAACCACTTCACTTTTAAGTTCTTTTAACTTGTATCTTTGTCCGCAACGGTCACACATGGCAACCGCACGTTTCATAGATGCAAATTTGTTACCCATTAATGATACCCTATACTAGGCACAAAACGTGCTGACGTTTTCTCTCTATCCTCTGCCGCAGCCAATGCAAATTGCTCATCGTAGTCTTGTTTTAACATCTGTACTCTAGGCATCAAATCAGGTATTTTCATGGCTATATAATAAGCTAAACCCGCCGCTGCACAAGGTAAAAACCTAAATGGTAGGTCTTGATTTTCTACGCCATTACCTGCATCTTCTATACGACGTACGCGATAATAATACAATCTATATGTACTGTCTTTGTCAGGCACAGGCCATACTGTTATAAATGGTCTAGCTGTGGTTGATGTGCCTGATGATGATCCACTTTTGTAACTACCCTCTGTACCTAATCTATGCACCAATGCTTGCAGAGGTTTGCCTTGAGTTAGTTTGTTAGGTATGGCGGCATATGTGCTCACGCTAATTCTGTTAAGGTGTGTATCTGATTGTGTGGCTAACGTACCATCGTTTTCACGTATGTTCATTTCACATACATCAACGGTATCGGTGGGTAAGTTATATGCAGATACACCTTTACTTAACTGCAAATAACCTTCATCAATAGTCCAGAGGTTTATACCACGATTAGCCCACTCAATAGTTAATAAATTCATAGACCTACGGGCTGTGCGAAGATCATAACCTGTACGCATTTCGCGTCCTGCACGCTCAAATGCTTCTTCGGCTAACTCTGCAAAATCTAAATTAAAATTTGTAGTTCCTGTAGTAGCCATTTATCACCTATATATGTAATGTTTTCTTGCGACGATTGTTCATAACAACACCGCAACCTTTTGCAATCTTACGTTTACGTCTAGCTAAACCACCAGAACGCATTTTTACAGTAGCTGGTTTTGTATTCTTCACCACAGTTTTCCCCTTAGAACCTTCACGTTTCTTTTTCTTGGCAGTAGCGGCTCTCTCGCCTTGACTCAACGAGTTAGCCTTACTGCGTGGTAGACAACGATCTGGGTTCTTTTTGTCTTTTGACGTGCCGCACTTACCTTTTATCTTACCGTCAGTGCCTATACGAACCCAATCTTGTTTGACCCATTTCTTTAGATCACCCATTATTTTTTCTTCTTCCCTTTTGCGCCTTTAG